GGGCTTCTGCTTTTGCTGAATCTTCGGCCTTCACGTATTTTTGGGCTTCTGTTTTTATCCGGGCATTAACCATGTGTTTCGGGCAACACATTAAAATTCTATTTCCTCTAACTTTAAATTGTCCATCTCCGCATTTAGATGCTTCTAGTGGATTGCCAATGATAGTTTCCTTGCCATTTGCAGGAACATAACCTCTCATGGCAAAATGGTTCATTTCAATCTCGTCATCTTTGCGTCCCCATTTGTATTCAAGTTCATCATTTTTATTACCAACCCACCAAGGATCAACCGTAGTAAAATCCGCAACAACATCTGCTTTTTTAACTTTAGTATTTATATTTGCCATTTGAAAACTCCTTAACCATTAATATATTTCGGACGATTCTGTTTAGCCATTTCTCTTGCTTTGGCAGGATCAGCCCAATCGGCCAATTCTTTCTTTGACGCAAAGTGATCTTTTGCCATGTCTATTACAGTTCTATCATTAACCCAATCAGGCAACTTTGTTCCTCTTTGTGCTGTCGTTGAACCACCAATATCACCAGCCAAATCCCTTTCACGATTCACTTTATTATTAACATCTTCACGTCTTGCATTTTCAGTTGCGGTTCCACGTCCCATCCATTCAATCTTTTGTTCAAAAGTAAGATTGGAAAGATCGGGTCGTTCCTGTTCTAAATTTTCTACTGCACGTAATAGTTTTGCCTTTTCAGGGTCTAATGAAACTGAACGTTTGAACGCTCTGTTTTCCGCTTCGGCAAGACGTTTTTCGTAGTCTTGTCTTTCCAAATCACGGTCAAACGCCACGTCTCTTACTATCTTTTTAATGGCTTCTTTTGGATCGTCTTCAAATTTTTTGGCGACATCTTCAAGATATTCATCAAAAGTTTTACGAGGCACATCAACCGATGGTTGAGATTTCTCAACATTTCTTGTCCTACTAATATATTCCTGATTATCTTTGAGCCGTTTTTCCAATGCAATCTTGGCTTCTTCGGCCTCCCTCACTTTTGTCTGCAACGCTTCTTTTTCTTTTTCATACTGTTGTTGCAATTCGGCCACTTTATCTTCGGGTTTTACCTCTGATTTTATCTCATCGGGCAAAACATCCTGTTGCTGATCTGTATTTACAGACATTTCAGGCATTTTTTCTTGAGCTACGGGTTGCTCTTTTTTTTCGTCGGGCATTTTCGTTTCTCCTTTTTAGCCTACAACGGGTTCGGCTGATTGTGCAGGCACGGACAATCCTGCGTTATTGTTCCCCATTTGGGCGGAAATATTTTGACCAGATTCCTCTCCAAGCGTGGGGGCAGTAGAATTCGCCGACTGCCCGTTTATAGTCGGGAAAGAATTTCCTGCCCCCATCGCGGTTTCTGATTTTTTCAACTGTTCTGTCTGCATGATATGTTGACGAATAAAATTAATATTCGGATTGGGCGGGTCTTCGCGTTGCGCTTGCCATTCAGCTTGGCGATGAATCGGATCATGAATATCGTGTAATTCGCCCCTTTCCGGCTCTTCCCATTGTCCATATACCAACATCGCATTGTTTTCCCACAATGCCGCTTTGATTGCCTGATCTTTGGCCGGAATAACTATAAACTCCGCTGGATTTTCAATACCCATAGTTTTGGCAATTCGCAACTGTATCCTTGAACGCGCCGTTGCATCTTGAGTCATTCCAAGCATCTGCATTAATCCCTGTATTTTTTCAGTTTTATTCATTACTTCCATAACGCCACGTAATTCAACGTTGTAAATATCATTAAGTTCAAACTGAAATTCCTCGCCTACTTTGCCAACCTGATCAATTATGTCAGGCAAAGTCATAAACACATGAACATACTGCGAAAACCGTCGCATATATTCACCAATCAAAGCATCCTCAATAGAAGCCATATCGCTGAATATTGGCGTAGTTGCCGCTACTTTTGCGCCCATATATTCACTGGCCGATGTGCGTCCACCCATTGCCGCGCCTATCACGGCATCCGTTGTATTCATTATTTCCCGGACTTTACTTTCACAATAGGAAACCGAATTCATAATTGTGCCAGTCATATCGGCAATTTGAAGTTCCATTAATGCCGTGCGAACATCTCCTTCAACAGGAATTATATTAGAATGTCCAAAATTATAATTATCAAGTTTAACGCGAATAGGATCATAAACAATAGGTCGTCTAATATTCTTTGAACGATTGTCAATCATCTGATTAACAGCAACACAAACTTGGTCGTAGTATGTTTCAACCTTTTCGCCAAGACTGATCGGATACATACCAATGTCATCTTGTGTCTGGTGTGCCACTAAAACAGGAACGCCGTTAGGGAATATATTATCTCGTATTTCAATAATATCGCCAGAATCGGGATCGCCTAAAATACGAACTCTATATCTAATTTCCGCTCCATCTTCATTCCATTCACCAGTCTTTTTATCAATAGGTAAATTCACCCAACAAACCCAATGTTTGTACTGACCTTGTGTTCTATCCTGCAGGGTTCTGTCGGCATTAGAAAATCTATCTGATTTTGCATTGGAAAATTGAGTTCCATTTTGTGTCTCTTTATATTTTTCAAACTTATCATGCAGACTTTGATCGCCTTCTTTCTTAAATAGTTTTATCTTGTTTTTTTTGCTGTCAGAAAGAAGTTTTGTCCATGAAATAGGAGTGCGAATGGCAATCAATGGTTGCGCATCAATCGTATCAATATTTTCATCAAGCCATAATGATTCTAAAGGTATAAATTCAAATCGCGGAAGATTGTTACGGACTACTACTTTTGACTTGCGCGATCCAGTTTCCTTATCACGGTAATCCATGTCTATTACTTGTTTATCCCACGGAATACCGGCAAATGAGGTTCCATTCTTGTAAATATCGTAAAGACATCGTTTGAGATTTACCTTAAAATTGTTCTCACGCATAGATTTTCTGACAAGCAATGTCATTATTTCGGCATTACGCGCTCGAATAGTATTCTGTCCTTCATCATCAATAATGCCAGTAAAACCATAAGAATAATTTTCAACGTTATCTGTCATCGTCTTGAAAGCCATTGACACAAGTTGATTGACAGAAATATGAAATACACCCGTAGCCTCATTCGCCCTGTTTTTGTCTTTTATGTCAGAATCAGGTTTTACTCGGTACATTAAATCATTTTTTGCCCATATCTCTTCAAGTTCAGATCGGCTACTAATATTTGCAAACAGACTTCGTATTCTTTCTTTGGTTTTTGTAGTTACTTCTTCATTTTCTGCAAAGTTAGGGAATAATTCCTGCAACGTTGTTGCTGATGTTTCCGTTAAATCAGGAGGTTGAGATACCACTGGCATACTATCTGTTGTATTAGGAATTGTTATGTCTTCCATATAAAGTTACTTTCGCATGTTCTCAAAACTGCAAATATGAGATTACAAAAAAACCCCATAAAACACTTCTTGCGTTCAAGAAATATTAAAACGGGGTATATTTCTTCTTAATCTAAAGATGTATTAACACAAAAAAACTAAATTGTCAACTAAAAAACAAAACTATTTTTATTAATCCAAAATACATAAGACATCCTCTTCTTTAACTAACCTACACTTCGTATCATTTTCCACACACACCATTCCTTTGTTCGTTTCAAAATAGACACGTTTATCGGGCTTAACTGCCTTGCAATCATCACCTATTCTAACAACTGTTCCCCAAGATGCACTTTTTTCTGTCCGATCTGTTAGATATATACCGTCATCTTGACAACTTGATCTATCCATCCGTATCATTACCCATGACCCCAGCGGAATTATACGTTCCACGTTTCCGGCAACAACATCCAATTCAATTTTCGCCAGAATATACTCATCTTCGGTAATCGCCATTTCACGTTCTTTGAATGGCAAAACAGTATATTCCTTCCAGTATAAAATCTGATCTCCGTTAGTTACGTTTTTAACACCGTTGCCAATCCTCACAACTTCGGCGCGACAACCACGTAACCGATAAACTTCTGGAATGATAATACCGCCTTTTTCACTGTCGGCATCTTCACGTTTAATCAAAACATGTTTGGTTAGTGGAATAAAATTATCAGGTATATTATCCATTATTTATTCCTTTCTTTTTCCATTAACTCAATCTCTGTGCGAATCTCGTTAATCCTTTTCAAGAAAAGTTTCATTCCATAAACAGTTCCAACTTCAATACCATCCGTAAAAACATTGCCAGTTATTCGTGAAAGTTTATTATAACCTTCACACAATACTTTCCAGTCATGTTCCATTGACTTAAATCCATCGCCGTTAATAAACGTGGCAATTTTTTCTAGTTTATCTACACTTAATTGTTCCATATTAATACCCCCCATATTTACTTACCGTTTGAATCTTCATCGTTACATCATTTTTCCCACCTTGATACGTCGGATGTTCACACGCAATATATTCCGTTGTATCAATTAAATGGTCATCTTTATTTTGTTTTACCTCGTTAAAATTATGCTTCTCGTTTCCAAATACCCGTTGAGCCACGATACACCTCTCCCATTCCCATTTCCATTTAACACATTTCTTTGAAATATACATGCGTGGCGCACCTAATTTTCCAGTTACCATATGTTTCCTATTTGGATCAATCCGTAACATCGCCCGTAAGTTTTGCGCTCGCGCATCTTGTTTTAATTTTGTACTTTCACACACTCTCAATCCACCTATTTGGAAAAAGAAACTTACAGACCGTCCCATACCTCCCGCCGTTTGAAAACTATGCCAATCTAACCACGTCCTGAAATAACGTTGTTTTACTTCTACCTCTTCATATCTATCATAATCCATCCCGCTTTTCTCATCACGTACACGTTCAACTAATCGTCGTTCATTGCCACATTGAGTAATAATTGCCGGAGCATGTTCAATAGCATCTTTGCCAGTTCTGTAATATTCGTCATACATAAATACATCGCCACTTGGACTAACCGCCCAAAAACTACACGCCGTTGGATTTACCCAACCATAATCAATCGCCCGATAATGCGTCCATCCTTTATCCTTAATATCATCATAAGTCCAATCAACAAAATGAATATCACGTTGCACCTCTGGATAAAACAAGCCGCTAACTTGTTGAAATATTCCGTAATATCTAGCCTGTCCTTCACGTATAGCTTCCTGATTTCCGGTTTTTTCTGGCGATACAATATGTTCTTGGTATGCCTTTTTCTTTTCTTCCTGACTATAAATATGATCTGGCGTATCATCCACCGTTATACGATTTCGCAAAACTTTATGTCCCCGGGTATCCTGATCTATCCATATATCATAAAGAAAACTACTAATGCCAGTGTCGCCACGTCCTTCAACTTTATGTGGTGTAAAAGATAAATCCCACCATAAACCGCCCCTAGTTCTACCACGTTGATCTAATTCCATAAAAAATGACAATGGTATTTGTTCGTCTGCTAATACTTCTTCGGCTTTTACACCAGAACATACACTAGCCTTCTGTTCATAAGACAAGAAAATGATTCTACTTCCACATTTCAATCTCAATGATGGGTGAGATTTCCAAGTTGGTTCTCTCGTTCCTCCTAGAATCGTTGGTTTAAATTCTCCAAGTTCTATTGCCGGAATCCATTTTTGTAGTTCTGGCCATATAACTTCTTTTAACTTGCCATTATCATCAGTTAAAATAATCAAAGTTTTCGGGCCTTGCCAATCATAAAACTTAATACCATTGCTAAATATCTGCCATGATGGATCACAAGGAATAATTTTCAATATTTTTTTTACAGTTGCATGAGCAGTTTTTCCCACTTGATTAGGAGAACAACTAATACAAATT